GAAAATGATGTGATGTGAGTTTTCAGAAAGTAACACAGATTACTTTTCAGAAAATGATGTGTAGATAATTATAATTGCTCTTGAAGAACTGATCTATATGAAGAGAGTAAAAGCACACGACGAATATTTGATTAGGTTTTGTTTAGTTTTTAGGCTTATAGTTAAAGACCCCCGGTTAGGAAGGGAGGGTTCCTACCGGGGGAAGATCCGGCTCTGGGCCGGAACAGGGAGATATCAATAATCACTATAGCTAAAAATCTATTCAACAAAAATAGTTTTCTTTCCTATATATCAATTGGTATAGGGGAAGGACATTTAGAAGTAATACACAACGACGCATACTGACTGTGATTGTTACTGCTGGGTATGCTGTCAAAGAAAGCGGTGATCAGGAGAAGTATCCATAGCCGTAGCGTCGATCGGAGCATTCAGACGTGGGTGCCTTTGGAAAGTGAATGCAGTGCCGAAGTGATGGGTGATTCCTAAAGGGTCAAAAATCATGGCACAGTCCCCCTGGAACCTTTTCCGGGTAAAGGGGGATCTGTGCCTTGTGGGGTTCAAACCTAAGGATCAAAGAAGAATCAAAAATGAGAAATAGGAAAAAACGGTTGGAGAAAACACTTAGGAAATTGGAGAAAAAGAGAATTGCAGTGATCAATTGGTTGATGGAGGAAAATGTAATTGTTGATACAGAAGGGGATTACCGGAAGGTTTTGGAATTGTCATATGAGAAATTAGGGTGGGGATTTAGAATGAAGCGTGGAAGCGTTTCTGGTTTCCACGCGAGATATTCCAGGGTGCTTCTGGCCATCAATGGCCAAGAACATATGACAATATCACTTCCACAGACAGAAAAGTATCTGGTGAAAAACCTGAAGGGGCTGAAATCTAAGAAAAGAAAGTTTAAGCACCTGTCTTTACCAGAAGAAGCAAGAATTAAACTATTTTACGAAAGTCTAGCTTGGCGACGTCTACGATACAAGACGCTTAAGAAACATGGGCGTCGTTGCCAATGTTGTGGTGCGGAACCGGATGATGGCGTACGAATAAACGTGGACCATATATTACCAATTAAGAAATTCTGGCATCTTCGGCTGGATCCAGATAACCTCCAGGTGTTGTGTGGTGAATGTAATCATGGTAAGGGAAATGTCTTTACAGACGACTGGAGAAGATCAGTATAATATATCCATATGTGGAGCGCACGCACGATACTCGTATGTGCTGGAACAAATCGGATATGATCTAGACAGGAAGGAGGATGGTCATGAAAATTAGGATAACAAGTGACGGAACACCACAAGGCACCGAAGTGTCAACGTCTACCCAAGGAAAAGCGAACCGGGATGCCATGGATTCTTCTCTAACGGTCCAGAAGAGGTGATGGTTGCGAAATACAAATGCTGGAACTGTGGACACGAATGGGAAACTAGAGTGGAAGGTGGTTCTTTTCCTTTGAAATATCCTCACTCAGATAATTGCCCTAGGTGTGACAATCTATATTTTGAGTGGAAGAATTATGATGAGCAAAAATAAATGAAGGTGAAGAAATATGAAACAAGACGAAATGCCTCTATGTGAACGGATGGCACGACAAATTGACAAGGCTCCGTTTCTTAGAATGGACAAATCTTGGAATGGAGACGGTTCCCCTCTTTATCAAGCCTGATATTTAAATGATACGAAGAGGATCGCTATTGCATACAACAGAGCCAACGACATTCTTTCCGATCTGGAAGCTGCTGGATATGTCATAACGAAGATTGATCATCAAGTATGAGTACAGTATGAAATGGCCTGGCACGGACAACAACGTAGAACTGACATTTTGTTCACCTATCAGGGTGAGACCATGAATTTGACGCAGTGGTCAAAACGAATGGGTATCAAACCAGGGACTCTTTATGCTCGGAGGAAGAAAGGTTGGTCACCGAAGCGGATCTTGACGACACCAGTGGCACCGAATGGTAAAATTGTTGCAAGCAAAATAAAAAGCCATGCAGAATGTGTCCCCCGAAAGATCCCACAATCAGGGAGCCATCTAGTGCGGTTTGTCCTTCATCAAATGAAACAGCGGCGGATCTCTTATAAGGAGATGTCAAAGAAATCGGGGGTAGCTGTTGATACACTTATTAGAATGAGAAATCGAGGTATTGGATTAATCAACAATATTGAGGCACTGATCAATGTCCTTGGGTTCAATCTTTTGCCTGTGCCGAAAGGGGACGAACGTTATACCGATATATATGGGCAGGTTCCGAAATGACTGGTTTGACATATAACCAAACACAATGTTTTCATGAGTTTGAGAAAGCAGCTTTAAAAGGCCAAAGGGCACCGACGTACCTCCAACTTTTAAAAGCCGGTATTATATCCCCTAGCGAAGCCACCCGTGAATTAACACGCTTGGGTCTTATCATGGTGGAAGTTTATGGCCAAAATTGGCGTACCATTTTCATCTTGAGCGGTAAAGCGTCTGATATGAATACAATGGATTGTCCAAGAGAAGGTCCACCTTATCTTCGTTTTGACGTAAATGGACGACACGAGTTTGAGGACGGAGAATTGTTGTGAGAAAACCAAAAGAGGTATGGAGTCTAGAGTGACTGTTTTCGTTGACGACATGCGTGCTCCATACAGACGGATGCTGATGTGTCATATGATTGCCGATGACGAGACTGAACTGCATAAGATGGCGAACAAGATTGGTGTTGCCCAACGTTGGTATCAGAAGGATCACTATGATATTTGTTTGTCGAAACGTGCCCTTGCCGTCAAATACGGAGCACAGGAGATCACTAAGCGTCAGTTAGGTGCTATGGTGCTAAACCGACGTACAACCGGCTCCTTGGGCAATCCTACGACGGCTGAGGACATAGCGTTTGCTCGCTTTGCTTCCAAGAAGCAACACAAACGGAAGCGGGTGAGGTTGTCATGACAAAGAAGGCTCTGGAAAGTGCATTAGATTCGATACCAAGCCTTTCCGTCAAGGAGCTTGAAGAAGTCGCTCATCAGGTCAATGGCCGGCTGTCGTGGAAGAAGGAAGCTTCCGTGTTGGTAGGGACTGGCGACGAGGAGATTCTTTACCGAGTCATGTCTGATGTCTTGGGGGAGTATGGTGTTCATAGGAAGATGAAATACAGCGTGTTCGTCAGACGATCTCGAGACTATAAGATGTTCATGGAAAAGTCTGCAATGGTCTTTGACTTTACCAAGGAGTTCTTTCCTGGGGTGCTTAAGAACCAGAAGCCAAAGCTGTATACGATTCTAGTTAGGATCGTCACGACACATATAAAGGAGATGAGGATTGGGGAGTCAAGGAAGACATTACCGATGTCGATGCACACACTGATTACATTTTTGGATCAGGCACCGGAACTCATTCACTCAGCATTCCCAGGGTATATGGAAGTAGGATTACTTTCTGTGCTCACGTCAGAAAAGCCTTTTACGGCGGATAGGTTGTAGGGAGAAAGAGAAGTATGAAACACCCAAGAATGTGGACGTTACCAATGGACGACGACCAGATAGATGAATTGCTACACAGTGATTTACTGAAGACTGAGAGTTGGGAAGAGTTATGTAGGATGCTTGACGGTTGGTGGGAGGATCATGATCTACATCCAGGAGAAGGTATGATCGTTTTGATCAGGTATATATCTGTGATGGTGATGTCGATTGGAATGTCGCATGCCAAACAACTAGCGAATGAAGAGCTTGCTGGAATAGATAAAGAACTGGTATGGCACGTTCAGGAGTTCATTTACAGTGCTTTGTCATTAAAGTTTGACGAGAACTGGGAATTTCTTGAGAATGAAGAGGAGAGAATACACTAATTGCTGTTGCTGAGGAAGATTGTACGACAGAGAAATTGGATGGTTGAATCAGATGAGCAGACTAACCAACTTGATGACCCCCGGAGATTATGACATTCTTCGCGAATTGTCAACTGGTAAAGAGATCATTTTTGAATTTGGTTCTCATATAGGAGGATCGGCTTTGGCTATGCTACCACAGATAGTGGAAGCGAAAGGCCATTTATATTGTTTTGATCACTTCAAAGGAAACCCAAATGATGAGGCAACCGAAGCTCCACCTGGGGAGGTGTTGGCTGCTTTTGTAGATAGAACCATGTCTTATCGTGATCATGTGACTATTGTGGTTGGTGATATCAGTGAAGTGTTTAACTTCCCTAGATTTTTTGCGGATATGGTTTTCATTGATGCTGATCATGTGTACGATGCTGTTTGTCATGATATCAAGGCAGCATTACATGTGACAAAGCCAGGTGGGATAATTTCAGGTCACGATTATATAAAACATCTTGATGAGTGTGATCCAGAGTTGGTTGAACAATATGCCACGATTGAGGGTGGTGGTTCAGGAGGGGTTTGTTATGGGGTGATAAAAGCTGTCAATGATATTTTGGGGAAGCCAGAGCATAGGTCCGGAACAGCTGTTTGGTGGATAGAGTTGAAGTTGAAGATGAAGATGAAAAATAATGGAGGTGAGTTATGAAATACATGACAATACTATTATGCCTGTTCGTAGCAGCGTGCGCTGATCAAGCGAGAAAACATTCACCGTATTATTTCAAAGTTGTCGATGGAAAGCTAGTCACTGCTTTCTCAGACACTGGAGAAGTCATCGGTGATTCCAAAATGAGGTTCTCATCGTTACCAATAATTGACGAAAAGAGTATGGACTTTGACAAGACAAAATACAGAAGTGATTTACGTGATTGCATAGTCCTTTCATCCCGGATAAAAGACCGAACTTTAGAATCAGCTCTAGGTGCCGCAATTGTTGGTGCCGCAACTGGTGCTGCGACTGGGGCCGTTCTTGGTATTCCTAAAAGAGGGGCAATGATTGGTGCCGCTGGCGCTGGGATACCAGGACTGGCTTATGGTTACACCTCAACAATGACGAAAAGAGATGCTGTCTTGGTCCGATGTTTGGAGGGAAGAGGATATAAGGTTCTTGGTTTGGAATGAAAGATGAATATTGGTCAAGAACGATTTTCAACATTCGTTCAGCATAACATCGTTGTCCTGTTGTGTTTTGGAAAGAAGAAGCAAGCAGAGGTCCTACGGGGATTGGTCGCTGCTGATCTTTTTGAAGGTGTTTATCGTGAGATAGCTGCGAGCGCTATCGACTTCATAGACAAGTACCACCGGACCCCAAAGAAGCATATATCTGATCTGCTTGAACCGATCTTGACCGGAAAGGATTCGCGGAAGGCTAGGGTCTATAAGAAGATACTCAATCAGATCCATGCAAGCAGGAAGTCGATAGATGCTGATTATGTCATCTCTGAAGTCCATGAGTTTGTTGCACAGCAGGAACTGAAGCGATCGGTCTATGAGGCAGCGCGGATACTTCAATCCGGTGCGTCTGATGCATCGGAACAAGCGGTCGAGGTATTATCCAAGGGAGCTTCACTCAAACCAACCGTTTTTGATCCTGGGGTGTTTCTTGCTGATACGAAGCGAAGCCTCCGTTTCTTGAAGAAGGAGTGGAAGGAAAAAACGCTCCGGACTGGGATACCTGAACTGGACAATCGGTTTCTTGGTCCTAGTCCTGGGACGATACAGTATTTCATAGGATTGCCAGGACGTGGGAAGACTTGGTGGTGCATCCATCTTGGGAAGGAGGCAATCATTCAGCGTGCAAAGGTGTGTCATGTTTCGTTGGAGATCTCAGAAGAGAGGATGCTTCAAAGATATTTTCAGTCTTTCTTTAATTTGAGCAAGCGAGAAGGAGCGACTCCAGAAGCGGTCTTGAAGTTTGAAGATGATCGTCTCATTGCAATAAAGAAGAAGCGGAATGTCAGGGCAAGAGGATCACTTGATCAGCGAGGGATGCGGAAGAAGTTGATAAAAAAGATTGGCAAATGGGGAACGAAGATGGAGAATCTGGTTGTCAAGCAGTTTCCGATGGGCCAGTTGACGATACCAATGTTGCGGTCATATCTGGATCTCTTGGAGAGTACGTGTAACTTTGTCCCGGACTTGTTTATCCTGGACTATATTGATCTTATGAAATTAAACCCTCACTATCTAAGGGTGGAACTCGGAGAAATCGGAAAAGATCTTAGAGGAATTGCGGTGGAACGTAATTTTGCTGTGGTTACTCCGACTCAGTCCAGTCGTCGTGGTGTTGAGAAGACGTTCATTACGGAGATAGATGTCGCTGAAGATTTCTCGAAGATTGCCACGGCGGACACGGTCATCACGTATAGTCAGACAAAGGAAGAGGAACGGTTAGGGCTGGCGCGTTTACACGTTTCGAAGAGTCGTGATGAAGGAGCTAATATTTCTGTCCTGATTACGCAGAATTACAACCGAGGACAATTTATCATTCAGTCAGCCGAAATGCGTTCCATCTATTGGGACACATTCTATTCCTCGTCATTGGAGCGATTGGCTCGGAAATGGTGATTCGTCAGCAACCAGTTGAAGACTTTCTGAACCGGAAGGTCAAAACCTTTGAATGGATGAAGGATATTTCAGAGGAAGAGCTGGATAAGGTCATTGATGATCTGTCCCCAGCTGTTCGGTTCCATACGGATCCTCGTCTTCATCAGAAGGTCTGTTTCCTCATCGGTATCGATAAGGAGTGTTTAATTTTTCTCTTGGATCTTGGGACTGGGAAGACGAAAATCATTCTGGACGTCTTTTTGTACCGCAAGTTGGCTGGGGAATGTTCGTGTGGGTTGGTCCTTGTTCCAAACGTAGTCAATATCCGTGGATTTTATCTCGAGTGTAGAAAACATACACCGGAATTGAAATGTATTCGATTGAAGGGTGGGAGTAAGAGACGACTGGAGCTTTTGCAGAAGCATGGGGATTTGTTTGTGTTGAACTATCAGGGGTTGGTTGCGTTCTGTACTAAGCGTGTCAGGAACAAAGGAAGGAACAGGGATAAGAAGAAGTGGAAGACGGTCCTGAACAATAAACGGATCAAGATTCTTGCTGATATGTTTGACTTCATTGTGCTGGATGAAAGCACGGCGGTTCAGAATAAGATGTCGCTCACCTCTCGGGTCTGTAGGCAACTTGTGAAGACTATACCGTTACGGTATGAGATGACCGGAACCCCATTTGGCAAGGACCCGATCGCGTTCTGGAGCCAGTTCTTCTTGTTGGATAATGGCGCGACTTTAGGGGAGACGTTGGGATTATATAGAGCAGCATTCTATACGATGAAGAAGAACTATTGGGGTGGTCGTGATTATACTTTTGATAAGAAGAAGACTAAGATCCTTCGACGGTTCGTGAAGAGCCGGTCCATTCGTTATGAAATAACCGACTGTTATGATATGCCAGAGCAAAATTGGGTTCCGGTGGAACTTGATCTCCCAGATGAGGCAAGGACTTATTATGATGAGGTTGTTCAGGGAGTTATAAAGGCGCGTCGGAACTTTGAGATACAGAAGAATTCGTTTATCAAACTTCGTCAGATTTGTTCTGGGTTCCTTGGTGTCAAAGATGATGACAAGAAGATCGAGATCGTGTTTCGTGGGAACCCAAAGCTGGACGCATTGATGCAGAAGGTCTCTGAGGTTCCTGAGGGAAAGAAGATGTTGATTTTCCATGAGTTCATTCTATCAGGTCGGTTTATCGGGGAGGCATTGAAGGATGAAGGGATAGATCATGAGAGGTTATGGTCTGGGACAAAGGACAAGGACAAGGTTCTGGATAGATTTATGTTTGATCCTGACTGTCGGTTCTTTGTAGTCAATAACAGTTCCGGTTCTTTTGGGTTGAATCTTCAGGTAGCATGTTACTCTGTGTACTATGAGACACCAGTAGATCCATTGATCAGGGTACAGACGGAGGGGCGGACCTGGCGTGATGGGCAGGAGTTCCCGGTTGTGTACTTCGACCTGTTTATGAGAAGAACGATTGAAGAGAAGATGCTTTGGAGCTTGGAACAGGATAAGAATCTGTTTAAAGAGTTGGTCAATGGGAGGGAGAAGTGGGTGTAGTCAAACAAAAGCTAAAAATTTATCGGGGATGTTGTGATGTTTAACTTTGTTGAGTTCTTGATAGAACAGAAGATTCCGTACGTGACATCTGGTCCGAATGTTTCGTCGGGAAATGTGAATATAAAATGCCCAATGTGCGGTCCAGCAGATCCATCTCAGCACCTTGGTATTCATATCGCTTCTGGAGTCTGGGGTTGTTGGAGGATAAAGGATCACCGAGGGCGGCGACCTCATCGGTTGATCATGGCGTTGCTCAACTGTTCTTACATGGAGGCTGACCATTACTTTCGTTCGGAACAAGCATTTATTCCTGATGATTTTCTAGAGGAGATAGAAACCTTATTGGAACCAGGAGATGATATCGATGATGGGGAAAAATCTATCTCTAAGGATCGTGTTGAATTACGATTTCTAAATGGGTTCCGTCGGCTTCGTCATGAACGGTTGGCTCGGCGGTTTATCTGGTATCTATGTGATGGACGTGGTTTCAAACCAAAGGATATTGAATTGTTGGGAAAACAGTATGGTCTTCGGTATGTGCTTTCTGGTGTGTGGAAGAACCGCATAATCATCCCGGTGTTCATGGGGGATCAGTTGGTCAATTGGACCGGACGAACCATTTCTGATTTGGAAAAGATACGTTACATGTCAGTGAGCCACGAGAAAACCGCAAATCCCAGGGCACCGATGAGTATCAAGAACTGTCTATATCGTCAGTTGGAATTGATTGAGGAAAGAGGTGATATTCTAGCCATCACTGAGGGACCATTTGACGCGATTCATATGGACTATTTCTTATCTGAGCATGGTATCCGTGCGACTTGTATTTTTGGCACTGCGTTCAGTGAAGAACAGATTTGGATTATACACGAACTTTCAGATTTTTTCAAACGGGTGTGTATTGTCCTGGATCGTGGGGCTATGGAAACCGCTATGATACTCCAGACTTCTTTAGCTCCTCTTGAAACTGAGATAATCATGCTACCAAGTGGTATTGAAGATCCTGGTGAAATTACTTTTCAAAACAAAAACAGTGTGCTTTCGTTATTTGATTGATATTGAGAAGCCCCTTTATTATTTAGTCTTATGGGGTTATTGTAAGGTCATAGGGTTACGAGGCTCGGCGTATCATCTCCTCTTAAACCTGTTGGTCGACCAGGGTCCGGGTCAGTCGACTGCCTTCCTCTTTTGAGGTGACAGGGTGGCGTCAAAATGAAAAATAAGCGGGAGCGTCTTGTATTCGTCCCCAAATTTAATAGGTCCATATCGGGCTGGTCTGTCAAATTTATAAGAAAGAACCTCTGGCGATTACATTGTCAGGGGGATTTTGATGATATGTTCCAGGAGGCATATCTCATATTTCTTGTTTGTGCTAAGAAATATGGGGGTGGTTGTGCCAAAAATGGGGCGCATTTCATGGCGCTCTATAAGAGAGCGTTTATAAATCATTTTACAGATCTCACTAAGAAAGCGTCTAAGGATCGAGAATTATTGATCTCTAATATCAGTGAGCGGGATGGCAAAGAGGTAAATTGTTTTGACATGATGCCAGGATCCTTACCGAACGAAGGTGAGATGAGGACGTATATTCGACAGTGTCCAAAACCAATGCAGATGTTTATTGCTGCAATGGAGTCAGGATTAATTTCACAGACCCTTCAAGCCGATGCCAAGAAAAGAGGGGTATCGGTCAAGCAACAGTATCTTGGAAAGAATCGCATAGCACGGATTATTTTCCAGGGAGATCCAAAAGATTTGGAGGTGAAAAGACACAATGGGATCCCAAATGATGCCATAATCCAAATGCTAAAGGAAGGTAATCAACGCCGTCAGGGAACCAAGGCATATGTTCGCTATTCGCTGTACGAAGACGGAATGACGGTTGTGGAGTATATCGCTGCTGGCAAGAAAAGCGGTATGTGCACCGTTCGCGGAAACATCCATGCCGATATGAAGCGGGGGAATATTTCTCTTAAGATCCCAAAACAGAGACCAGGATTGACAGCTTTGGATTTGTTGCGATTTACGAAGCAGCGGTTACGAATAGTTGTTGGTTCCTGATAACGTTGTCGTACGTTTGTGTATAATGTATATACGATTAATAATGACATAGGACTGGTAGGAGGAAGGATTCGACTATGAATAGTAAAAAGATAGAAGACATCCTCTGTGAAGCAACAGGTATTAAGCAGGGAAGGAAAGAGTCCAGAACACACTTTCTGGAGCGTTTGGCTATTGAGGGGAACAAACTCTCTGATTCGGATTGGGAAAACTTACCAGAGCCCGTTACGGATTGGCTGAACAAAGCCATCGCTGCTGTAAAGGAAGAGGAGGAAGTTGTGGAGTTTGAAAACGTTAACGAGTCTGATCTTGAACCTGATCCCGAAGAGGATGAGGAAGAGGAAGAGGAAGAGGGTGAAGAAGAAGAAGACGATGAGCAACCTTCTGAAGAAGAAGACGATGAAGAAGGTGATGAACCTGAAGAGGAAGAAAAGGAGACGAAAGTGGCAACCAAGAAGTCCAAGAAGAAGGCGACGAGCAGCAAGGCCAAAAAGTCAGCTGAGAAGAAGACAAGTGTTGGCAAGCCTGGTCGTCCTGCTCAATTCTCCAATGATGCGATCATTCACTTGAAAGTGAAGGAGAACCCACGCCGACCAGGGACAGCTGCATTCAAGAAGTTCGCTCTCTATAAAGAGGGCATGAAAGTGTCTGCGTACATCAAGGCTGGTGGTGGACGCGGAAACATCCGGACGGACGTAAAACGTGGAAATGTTTCCGTTGAGGAGCTGAAGAAGAAAAAGTCCTGATCTGAGGTCTTGATGACGTTTAAAAAGAGCCAGCTGAGGCGGTTCTTCTGGTGGATGAAAGAACGGCACGCTATTTATTTACGTCGGAGCATCACTAAGAGACCGTTTCCTTGGACAAAAGACAAGATACTCCAAACGTATAGGTTCTGCAATGTTTTTCGTGAACTGGACAGGACCACTATCTGGATCCGAGAAAACTGGCGGGAGCCTTATGCAGACCATCCAATGCTTTGGTTTGCTATGGCTCTTGCCAGACAGATAAACTTCATCGACACGTTGGCTGAGTTTGGATTTCCAGAGAAGTGGGATCCTGCTCGGCTGATGAAGTTGATCGAAGACCGACGAGAACGGGGAGAGAAGGCATATACTGGAGCATACATGTTGACTGGAACTCTTGGTGGTCCAAAATCTGGTCAGACCGCTTTTAAGATACTTGATGTGTTGTACCATGATCCTCCGCCGTTTGTCCAAGGTGGTCTTTCGTCGGTGACGCAAGTTGTGACCTTACAAGAAGCGTGGAACCAGTTTCGTGGTCGGCCAGGGTTTGGTCCGTTTATAGCCTATGAGGTTGTGACGGATTTAAGACACACGCGGTATCTCCGAGGCGCAACGGACATCATGACTTGGGCGAATCCAGGTCCTGGGGCTATCCGTGGCCTTCATAGAGTTGCTGGTCGTCGTATTAAGGGAAGGTATCGCCGCGATAGAGAACCATTACCACGTGACCAAGCCATCGATGAAATGCGAAAGCTTCTTTCATTGAGTGGTAAGTTTCTTCCAGATGATTTTCCTGTTCTTGAAATGCGAGAAATCGAACATTCGCTTTGTGAACATGATAAGTATGAACGTGTTCGATTAGGAGAAGGAAAAATGAGAGCAAGATTTTATCCACCATCGTAATTTAAGCGTAAGTTTTTATCGTATAGTGGTGTAGGTACGGAGAAAAAGTCAATGGAATTAACGTCGGCATCGTTGTCATTTTGTACATATCACTAGGAGGGTGATATGTACAAAATAAGAAACTGGTTTTTGGATGCACCGTGGCCAATCGGTGCGGTTATTTTTCTTACGCCATTTGTTTTGCTCGGTCTAGGCATCGGGGTCGGGCTGGACATCGGTTGCGCTTTGTAGGGAGGATGAAGACGTACTCGTGGTTGTAGAAGTCATCAAATCAAAAGTTAGTTGGCCTCGGTGCCCTAACCGGCCATCTTTTGATATCTACCACCGTCCGGAGACGACGGATCTGGATCTGGTGAAGGCAATACCAAATGAGAATGAAAAGTTAGGTCTGAACTCTGATGACATCGTATTGGATCTTGGCGCACATATTGGTGGGTTTTCAAAGTGGGTATTGGTATGTGGAGTCAAGTCTGTCATTTGTGTAGAACCATATCTTCCTAACTTCAGATTGCTCAGAAGAAATTTAGGGAAGGAGTTTTCAGCAACGTTAAATTATGCTGCGTGTGTCCAAGGATGGGGGAGCGGTAAAGAGTGTAAGCTGTATGTTGCCGGTGGGCGTAGTGAAGGGCGACACAGCCTTATTGCGAAGAATAACCGACCTTATAGGACGGTTCCATCAGTGGGCTTTCTGGATCTTCTGTACCAGCATAAACCATCGGTCGTAAAAATAGATATAGAGGGAAGCGAATTCCTACTTGAAAGTGATCTTTCGTCTCTTCCTTTGGATACCAAGAAGTTGTCGATTGAATTTCACAAGATGAATAAGGATTCTTTAAAGCGTTCCTTAGATATTGTGAAATCGTTGGTGATTCAGGGATTTTCAACGGAACGTGAACCAAGATTTACAAAACAGTGGCGTAATACCGTTGGTGTTTGGGTGCGACAATGACGCGGAATGAACTCACAGAAAAACTTCGTCGAATTGTTTCTATACATCTTGGTGTTCCTGAACACATGGTTATAGAAACCTCCGAAATGGAAGACGATCTTGGTGCCGACGATCTTGATATGATAGAGCTTATCATGGATTGTGAACTTGTTTTCAATATAGAGATCCCAGAAGAAGAATTTGGTGATGAATGGAAAACGTTCAAGGATCTAGTCGATGTGATCGCTTCAAAACAGGTTGGTAGGGATCCTGTTATTAAAGTAGATCAGAAGGAATAAACGTGATGGGAACCTATCATCAAGAACGTCCAAACACAATCAAGGTCGAATTGACCGAAGGATGCAATCTATACTGCCAGATGTGTGGTCTTCGTGGGATCCGTGAAAAGCCAGGTGGTCCATACCTGTTCATGGGTCTAGACATGGCGAGAGTAATATCTCGACGAATATCAAAGGCTGGATGGAACAGCAAGATTGAATTCACGATGCGAGGTGAACCTTTACTGAACCCAGATACGGCCAGGATCATCAGAATCTTCCGAAAGGATCTCCCAAATACACATATCATGGTGACGAGCAACGGGATCCCTCTGCTACGGAAACCTGGTGTCTTCAAAAATCTGGATCGGTTATTTCATTGTGGTCTGAACATCTTGGCGATGGATTGTTATGAAGCATCCAAAAAGACTGAGGCACAAGTTCGGCAGTATAGAGACGTTCCCGTGACCGACTATCCTGGTGGCCCATCACCGTATAGTAAGGTCAAAGCGTCTGTGCAACGTATCATCTTGATTGAAGATTTCGAGAAGGCAGCAATTGAGGCGTCGAGACTTGGAAACAAAATCGTCAATAACCACTGCGGTGCTGGAGCACCACAACTTGAGGAACCCTTGGCCAAGAGATGTGCCAGACCGTTTAGAGAATTGGTTTTTCGGTTCGATGGTAATGTTCTTCTGTGTTGCAACTCTTGGCGTGGTTTATATAAGTGTGGGGACGTTGAGGATTACGAATCAGTTGACGATCTTTGGAACAATGCTGCGTTCATGGCTGCCCGTCGTAAGCTATATCACAAGGATCGGGACTTTGGTGAGTGTGCTGGTTGTGACAATACATCGTTCCGTGTCGGGTTGCTCCCAGACTATAGAGGGCAGAAGAAGTTGAGGAAACCAAATCTTGAAGACGAGAAAGCAATTCACCGCGCCATGAAAGGTGGTCCTTGGACAGAGCCAGTTCTCCGTCCTTGGGAGAGTGAGGAAAAGGAAGATTAGATGCGTCTAAAAGTAGGTTATATGTCTGATTCGTTTTTCTTGAAATATTCAAAATATGGTGAATCATGTATAGATTGTTTTCCTCCGTTAAATTTGGAAGATGAACCTGATGCGCATGCTTTCACCGACTCATTGGTTTCACATCATTATTCGTTAAATCATCGCGCCGCCGTGCCTTTTGTTTATGAGATTCCCAACGCTACTGTAGCAACGACACAAAACTTAGTTTTTGATGACGAGTATTTTTATCTGGACTCGTACCATAACGAGGGATTGATGAAGACGATTGTTCCGGTGCCTCCGGTATTTGGTCCGTTGGAGAACGGTACGATCCATTGCGATATTTCTACGTTAGACCAAAGCGAGTACGGAGGCGCTGCGATTATGTTTATAGGGCCTCACTCTTCAAATTATCACCATTGGTTGTTGGAAGTTTTACCTCGTCTATGGATCTTGGATGAGTTCCCTGAATACAAAGACCTGCCGTTGATAATGTCGAATATGGATCGCTCTTTCCAAGGAGAGACATTGATGAAGGTCTGGAAAGTACCGATGCGTGGTACAGTCAGTCATGACGGAGTGTTAAGAGTTGGTAAGTTGATTTTCTCATCCATGATGGCACCCGGTGGTCATTCCAGAGTACAACTTGATTGGCTCCGTTCTAGGTTCCTTCCTAGGACTGGGAAACTGGAACGGATGATCTATGTCTCACGCCGGGATGAAGTGAACCGTCGGAGTGCTTCAAACGAAGATGAACTGATTAGGAAGATACGAGAGGTGGGTTTTGAGGATGTTGTGTTGACTGGGATGCCTCATGAAGATCAGGTTGAATTATTTGTTGATGCCAAGATTGTGATGGGTATCCATGGTGCAGGAATCACCAATCATATATTTGCTCCGGAGGGTGCGCACGTAATAGAATTCCATCCATATGACTATACAAATCGAGTATATTTTTTCACAAGCAATTTGCTGAACCAAACGTATCAATTTGTTATTTGTGAGCGCGACCTGTCTGGTAATCTATGCTTGCCAATAGACAGGATATTGAAATGCATAGAACGAGTGTCCAAATAGAAAAGGAGACGATGATGTCAGAGAAAGTCAATTACGAAGACATGACGAAAGAGGAGATTGAGCAGCACGTGCTCGATGCTCATGGTGAAAACCTTAACACGAGCAGCATGACGAAAGACCAAATGATCGCTGAAGCGGTTGTGTTGGACGAAGCAGCAGAGGCTGGATCTGACGCCGAAACTGATCCGGATGATGCTTCTGAAGAGTCTTCCGACGAAGGTGGCGAAAACGGAGAGGAAGAGGATGATACGGAAGGTGAAGAATCGGAAGCTGAACCCGAAACTGAAGATGAAGGTGACACTGATAAGCCTGAAGATGAACCAGGCGATGATTCCGCAAGCGGACCGAGTGATGCAGATCCAAAAGGAAGATCCTTGGGAGGATAACACGCCCCCGCTTAAACTTGGAAGTGTGGATTATAGAAGTCCACACTTCTTCTTTTCTTTGTTGGGATTTTGGAGTGAGTCTGAAAATATTCGTTCACACTGTTGGTCGTATAGACATACAGTACACAATCGCGCGGTTTCCAGAAGATGTCTTGGAACAAACGTGGTTGGTGGTTCAAGAGACGGAGGCGGATGAATATGAATATCCTCGGTTGATGGTGTTGCCTTCCGAGATCACAATGCTCAGTCCCACTCGGCAGTATATTCTTGAAAATGCAGGATCTGAGAAGATCGTTATGATGGATGACGATCTATATTTTTACAGACGGAAGGGAAAGAATGATTGGCACCTTCATTACTGTACCCCAGAAGATTTTGCCGATATGTTTTCCATTATTGAAGATTGGTTGGATGATTTTGTTCATTGTGGGATCAGTTCTAGAGAAGGCAATAATCATGTAGAGACATTACACAAAGACATCGGTCGTATGCAACGAGTGCTTGCGTATAATGTCCCCAAGGTCTTGAAAGTTGGGGCGAGATTTGACAGGATTGATTGCAAGCAAGATTTTGACATGACACTTCAGTTGCTTCGTGAGGGGTTTCCGAATCGTATCTCTTATGAATTTGCTCAGGGTCAGTCTAGAGGATCACAATTTGAAGGGGGATGTGCGTTATACCGTGATAAGGAAATGATGGAGCGCTGTGCTCATGAACTTCATGATTTTCACCCAGACTTTGTGACCGTTGTGGAAAAGAAGACAAAGAGCGCATGGAAGGATTTTGATAACGTGCGAGTAGATGTCCGCATCGGATGGAAGAAGGCATTTGAAAGCAGTCAATAATGGTTGATAGATTTATAAATATTGAGGAAACGCCTAAGAAACAGTATAGGGTCTATAGGGGTGAGGTATTATGCTGAGGGCTAAGAGGCGGCGGATCATCAATAATGCGCAGAGAGTGGTGTTTACGACTTTTCTCATATTCTTTTCTGTTACAGGTGTTCTCTGGTGGATGGACTTTGTCTTTGAATTGGTAAAGGGAATATAGGAAGCTTGATATTGACATCTTGGGTTATGTGGTATGAGAAAGGGAGATTGATATGCATGTAATTAAAGTCCGTAATGTTCACCAAGCACTTCCTGAAGGGTTGAGAATGCTTGAGATTGATGGAGTCAAGAGATCGTCAAGAGCTGGAGATGTTTTGGAGGTTCCTTATCCAGTAGCGACAGTGTTTACCCATCCGAGGGAGCGGGTGATTTTTCACACACAACGGGATGCCAATCCTACATTTCATTTGTTTGAATCGATTTGGATGTTGGCTGGCCGGAACGATTTAGCATGGATTGAGCCGTACCTGGGCCGCATGCGCGAGTTTTCAGATGATGGGCTTACCCTAAGAGCCTCCTATGGCCACCGCTCGCGTGCGACGTTTACACTGGTCGACCAGGATACCCAAGATCAGTTCGTAGTTTTATCCAGACTCTTGAGGCAGCATCCTGATACAAGGAGAGCAGTCATGCAGTTCTGGGATTGTGAACTGGATCTTTTCGAGACTGAAGATACGGAGCTTGGGATCACATCCAAGGATGTTCCATGTAATTTAGTAGCTCATTTTTATCGGCGAGATGATCGACTTGATATGGTGATCTTCTGTCGATCAAATGACGCAATCTGGGGTGCGTATGGGACAAATGCGGTTCACTTCTCCATGTTTCAGGAATACCTCGCTGCGATGGTTGGTATAGAGGTTGGAACGTATACGCAGATAAGCAGTAGCTTTCATGCGTATGTTGATGTGTTTGAGAAGTGCCGACCAATCATTGATGGTGCAAGGGATGGGTTTCGCCGAGGACCATTTTGTCCATATACAGCTGGAATTGTGCGACCATATCCTCTGATAGAAACAAATGATTCTGCTGGTGTTAAGATGTTTGATGATGATCTGAGTTTGTTCATGTCCCCAAGTCCTGCCGTACCAAGTTTTAAGACAAAGTTCTTTTCAAACGTGGTTTGGCCAATTCACCAGGCTCATGCTATTTGGAAAAACAAGGATAATCCACATAGATTTCAATTGGCAAAAAAGAGAATGTGCCACTGCGATGCGATGGACTGGCAAAAGGCAGGATTGGAATGGTTGGAACGTAGGAGGATTGTATATGAGAGGGCCAGGGACGATGGACCATCTTATGAAGAACAAGGATAGCGTATTCGAACGGATCCGGTTGCTTCGGAAGGGTGGTAATGTCAAACGGTATCATACACTGTCAATAATTGGTGAGAACACGGTTTCGTCTCATAGTTGGAACGTGGTGGTCTTGTTGTTTGTTCTTCATCCGTCTCCTTCAAAGAATCTTCTTATGGCTGCGTTGTTTCATGATGTCGCCGAGGGTTTCGTCGGGGACCCTCCGGCTTCGATGCTTGATGAGTTTCCGAAGTTAAAGAAAGCATATAAGACTGCCGAACATGTTGTTTTGGATGGACTCGGTCTTGGTGCTGTATATTCATTGTTGACAGCGGAGGAGAAAGTCTGGTTGAAAATGTGTGATCGACTGGAAGGGGTTCTCTTCTCTATTGAGCAACGGTTGATGGGAAATACCCAGATTAACGACGTGATACATAATGGACTCGAACTTCTTCTACATGAACAACTATTGACAGGAGAATTGAGGGATGTACTCAATATGGTACGCGTCAATCCATATGTGTTTTTTGAAAAACTGAAGAAAATTTAGATATGACAATGATGAAAAATAGAGATTTACAAAATCTGTTTGAACCGGCGAGTGCGGATGCATTTCCATATCATGCTCATCTGATGGAGATTGCTTTGAATGATGTTGAACTTCTTCTGGATAAAGATGTGCAGTACAAGGGATCATGTTTCAGGCGCGGTGGTTCGGGGCTGTTCCATATGTTCGCGAGGAAGTGGGATCGTATTGAGGCAATGGTTGAAGATTGTGGATACGATATTTTTGAAGCGGTAGAGAACGACACCCGGATGGAGACGGTCTTGGATGATGTTGCAGACCTCCGACGGTATCTTCTTCTAGCTGAGGCTTTTCTTCTTTGTAAGCGGTTAGAGGAGCTTGTAGGGGATAACCCTATACCCTCGTCTCAAAACTCGTCTGCGACGCTTGTAGGGGGTTCAAAAGCCCCTTCTGGTCCTGGTCTAGATGAACCAGTTCGAAAAACCTGAGGAATAAATCCTTATGGACGTCAAGGAACTCCTTCCTGCACTGAGTTTGACCGGAATGGCGGTGGCACCAAAGTCATTTTATGAAGCCTTGCCGATTCTGACATGCTATTGTTTTGATGGGGAACATGTTTGGGCGTTCAACGACAGTGTTTCGATAAGTAGTCCTTGTGATGTTCCAATAGATGGTGCGGTTCCTGGAGAGCTTCTGTTTGGAGCAATAAAGAATGCTAGATCCAAGACGATAGGGTTGGATCTGAAGGGAGATACATTGGTGGTGAAATCTGGTGGAAGCCGGTTTAAATTTCCTGTGTTCCGTCCGGAAGAAATACCTTTCGTTTTCCCAAAGGAAGTTGGTGACATCAAGATCCTTGTCAAACTCCAGATCGGTGCCAAGTTCTTCAGTGCTCTCGTTCAGTGCTTGCAATTTTCGGATACACAGAGTGGAAAATTGAATCAGAACGGGGTGACGATGCGTCTTCACAAGTCCCTGACGCTGTATTCGACAAACCGGGTTTCTATTACCAGAATGTTGTTGGTCCCAAAATATGTTGGGAAGAAATCCATGTCAAAGTTGCCGGAGTATCTTATACTTACGCGTGAATTGTGCAAGACTGCGATCGACATGTATAAAGCGCTCAAGGTAAAGAAAGCAACGATGAGCATTGGAAATGACAGTGTCCTGTTGGAGTTTCCTGGTGGTGAGAAGCTTCTTGGAAAGTTTCCACCGGATCATATTAAGCCTCTTCCATTCCGGAAGACGATTAAATCTCTTTTAAAATATTCCAATGATGACGAGTTCTTTGAGATTCCTGAGGGGTTTGACCAGTCTGTCAAACAGGCGAGCTTGTTTGTTTCTAACCTGAACAGTGCGTGTTCCTTGGTGAGACATAAGAAGGGAATCACGCTGTCAGTTGAAGGTGACACCGGATCGATGTGGGATGATCATCCTGTAGAAGCTAAAAGAATTTCTGAGCAAGAGGTGGAGATTGATCCGCGATTAGTAGCCAAGACTCTTCCATTCTCAGAGACTATGGCTATTTCTAGTTATTGGGTAGTCTTCAAAGGTAAGAACTACTTGTCGTTTGTGACTTCTAAAAAGGGTTGAGCCTTCTAACAAAATTATTAGGAAGGAGTTTTAAGAGGGTGACTAACAAAATTGTTAGGAAGGAGTTTTAAGAGGGTGACCCTTTTCTTCGCTTCAGGTCTTGACGATGAAGTTCGGCCAAAGGGTCGTCCGTCTGTTGAGACGCTCCACAAGATGGAATGTAAGGCCTGTCCTTTGGACAAGGCTGACGTGAACTCTCCAAAGATAGAACCGCATGGTGCAAAGAACCCGGATATCTATATACTTGGAGAAGGTCCTGGGGAAGGCGAAGATAAAAAGGGAGAGTTCTTTGTTGGCCGGTCTGGTAAGTTCTTGCGGGGATCTTTCCCAAAGGAAATACGGAAGAAATTGAGGTACAATAACTGTGTTCGGACACGACCAGCAAGCACCAAGCTAGGGGAGACGAATAAAAATAGGGCACCCACCTATTTTGAACAGGAATGTTGTCGTCCATCGGTTGTCAGAGATATAGAGAAGGCGAAGCCGAAGGTTGTTGTTGGCTTGGGGAATGTTCCACTTCAGTGGGCAACCAAAGGGGAGAAGATATCTCTTTGGCGAGGACGTTTTGTACCTGTTAAGATCGGATCCCATGTTTGTTGGTTCTATCCTGTCTATCACCCGGCTGGTTTTTTGAGAAGGCGGAAAGAGATCCGTGGCCGGGTCGTGTTCAGTGATGAAGAGCAAATCTATGAGCGGGACATTGCCTGGCTTCTTGAGATTATCGATGATTTGCCAACTCCAGAAGTCGAAGATTTGGATCGAGTCTACGATGGGGTGGAGACTGTTCTTGGGACCAATGGATCTAAGGATCTTCGGAAGGTCAAGAAGCAATTGGAGTACTTCGCCAAGAAACCAATAGTTGGACTGGATTATGAGACCAACATGTTGCGGCCATATGGAACGGGAGCGAAGGTCCTCTCGGTTGCAGTTGCTACAGAGATTGAGGCTTTCGCCTTCCCATTTGATCATCCACAGGCGGGGTGGACCGACGAAGAAAGGAAGGAGATATATCAGTTGTGGCTACGATTCCTCAAGAAGGCAAAGTGTCGTAAGGTTGCACACAGTCTTCCGTTCGAACTGGAATGGACAGCATACTTCTATGGGGATAAGCTTGTACGTGTTGGACGATGGGATTGTACATTGGCGCAAGCGTTTATTCTTGATGAGCGGAGAGGTATGCTTAGTTTAGATACACTCTGTATGATCCGATTTGGATTTTGGTTGAAATCGATTTCTCCAATAGACCGTTCAAATTTGGAGAATGAACCACTTGATGCGGTGCTTCTATATAATGCACTTGACAGTAAGTACGAGTGTAAACTGTTTATTCTCCAAGACAAAATACTTGAGAATGAAGAGTTGTTGGAAGCGTACGAAGATCAGGTTCGTCGACCGGCCACTGTGGCACTGACGCAAAAGTTTGGAGTTTGTATTGATCAGGATGAGAACCGTCGGCTCGGTAAACAGTTGGAGAAGCAGTTGAGAGGGATCGAAGCTGACTTAGCTGATCTTGACGTTGTTCATGAATTTGAGGATAAATTCCATCCGTTCAATGCTGGTTCTCCTCCTGATGTTGATAAAATGTTATCCAGTATCTTGGGGATTCATGATTTAGAGGATACAAAGGAAGAGACAATACAGGAAATTGATCATCCAGTGATACAGCTAATCGTGCAGTTCCGGAAGATCTCCCGTCGGAAATCGACCAACGTCGACAGCATCAGTGAAGACGGTGGAAAGTATTTGTGGCCAGATGGTCTTCTTCATCCAACACTTAATCCAAATGGTGCTCGGACTGGTCGAATGTCATCGAATTCTCCAAACGAGCAGAATTTCGAGAAGCGAGATCCGGAAGGGAGGAAGGTCCGGTCTCAGTTTAACACTCCAAAAGGATTCGTCTTTTTCTCGGTGGACTATAAACAATTGGAAACGTCTGTCATTGGGATGGCGTCTAAAGATAAGATTCTTTGCGATCTTCTAAACCAGCGAGTTGATATCCATCAGTTATGGACGGAACGGGTTGCTCATGAGTATCCACGACGGATCGGTGGGAAGAGAATGATTAAAGACAAAGAAGTGATGGCCGAGTTTCGGTATGATATAAAGAACCAGTTTGTGTTCCCGCTTTTCTTTGGTGCCAGTCCTCATTCAGTGAGTGGATATTTGAATATTCCAATCCAAAACATTGGTCCAGTAGTTGATGATTTTTGGGATATGTTCTCTGGGGTCAAGGATTGGCAAGAGAGGGAATTGGATAAGTACGAGGAGTATGGGTACGTTGAGTGTCTGACTGGACGCCGCCGGCGGGGACCTCTTGCTGGTAATAAGATAATCAACAGTCCCATACAAGGGACAGCAGCGGATATAGCAATAGACGCGATGAACCGACTGTCCAAACATTACACAGATACTGGTATTTCACAATATCAAGCAAGACTATATATCCATGATGAACTAGATTTCTACTTGCCTGAATCGTCCCTGGAGGATGATGTTGAATTTATAATTAAGGAAATGGTTACTTCACCGTATAGTTTTATAAACGTGCCCGTTGCAGTGGATGCGTCAATAGGCCCGAATTGGTATGAACTTGAAAGTATCGGATCTTTCTATTCGGATGATTTTTGATGGTTAAGAAAAAGCAAGAAAACGAAGAAGAGTTTACCGAACTGCATCTCATCTATCGTCCGAGTAATTTTGATGAGGTTATTGGACATGAGAAAGTCATCTCGTCCTTGCAAATAGTCTTGAAGAAAGATCAATCACATAGTTTCCTGTTCTCTGGTAAGAGTGGTGTCGGGAAGACCACTTTGGCTAGGATTATCGCAAAGGAAGTTGGATGTTTGGATCCGGAGATTCATGAAATAGACGCGGCGACACATACGGGTGTTGATGACATGCGGACTATTGCTGATCACGTTCAGTACCGCCCCTTGCTTGGGACAAAGAAGTGCCTCATCGTCGATGAAGCACATTCTCTCACAAAACAGGCATGGCAAGCTTTACTTAAGAGCTTGGAGGAACCACCACGTCATGCTTATTGGGTGTTGTGCACTACGGAACCGTCGAAGGTGCCAAAGACGATCAAGACCCGATGTGCATATTATCATTTAGATTCTGTTTCAGATGATGACATCTTGTCTTTGGTGAAGTTTGTCATGAAGGATGTTGGGATAAAGATACACCCAGAAGTTGTGAAGGCGATTGTTGCATCAGCGGAAGGAAGTCCTCGTCAGGCATTGGTTAATCTCGTCATATGTCAGAATTGTACTGCACCAGGTGAAGTCTACAAGCTTGTTCGGGTTGCAGGAGAAGACTCGGAGGTCATTGATCTCTGTCGTTATCTGGTGAAAGGGAAATACACTTGGTCCAAGACAGCCAAATTTTTAACACCTCTGAAACAGTTCAACCCAGAGAGCATTCGTTTGATCATATCCAGTTACCTGAGCGCATGTGTCCTAAATTGTAAGAGTGAGAACGAGGCTGTACGGCTGCTAAACCTTCTCAGGTGCTTTACAGAACCATACCCCTCTCAGGATAAGCTTGGCCCTGTCTTGGTGGCAATCGCCGATGCGACATTTGAAACAGAAGAAGATTAGGATCTGACCATGGTATCTAAGGAAGAGCGAAAAGAGTTCCTCAAGAAACTTGACGAGTTCCGGGGTTATTTGAAGATAGATCGTGATGCTCTGGATGAAGCAATTATCATGCAATCAGATCTATACTACAGGGTGTCCCGTATGTTTGTCCTTGCGGTCAGCAAGAAGGACAAGCTCAAAGAAGAAATCGCAATCGTTGATGCCAATCTTGACATGGATCTTAGAGAAGAGGCAGCGAATAAAAAGAAAGGAGAAAAAGTCACGGAGGGTGCGATTAGGGGTCAAATTGCTGCTCATCGGGCGCATATTGAATCAATTCGTGAGTATTTGGATGCACGGCGAGAAATGGAAGAACTTCAGGCACTGAAAGATGCATTTTCTCAACGTGGTTATATGCTCCGTGAATTGGCTAGGTTGTATATCGCTGGTTACTATCAGTCCCCGGTGATAAGTGGTGGTCCTCGTTCCAGAGAAGAGGGAGAAACGGTGGTTAGGGGACTGCGGGCAAAGATGGGAAAAAGGAAGAAGAAAAAGAAGAAGAGTGGGAGGGAACGGATCTAATCATGTTTCCTTGGGACAATTTACTAATTATTGCGGTCTTGGGGATCGTCGCTATCCTAGTAGGACGATATGTGATTCTTACGTGGTATGCAGAGAAGTGGAAATTTTTCCGAAAATTCAATGAGCCAGAGGAAGGAGATAAGGACTATGGTGACAAAGAAGAGTAGCAAGTCGACAAAACGCTCTAAGAAAAAGAGCCGGAAGGCTTTCAAATACCGTCCACAAACAGCCGCAAAGATCAAAGAGCGAGCGGAACGAAGTCGTGGTGGATTTGACCGAATGTTGAAGGACAGTGTCCCCGAGTTCCGTCCTGCTGAACATGAGAACAGGATTCGGATTCTCCCACCGACGTGGGGGGATGAGGAATACTATGGACTGGATGTCTTTGTACATTACGGCATCGGTCCCGACGAGCAGAGTTATCTTTGCCGTGAGAAGACGGTCGATAAAGATTGTCCTATCTGTGATGAGGCAAAGGAAGCCCATCGAAAAGGTGAAGAAGAATATGTCAAGGAACTTGGAACTTCAAGTCGAGTCGCTGTCTATGTCATTGATCGTGACAAGGAGGATGATGGTCCAAAGGTTTGGTTGATGCCGAGTGGAGTTGAGATCGATCTTGCTTTTCTTGTCTATGATAAACGTTCTGGTGAGGTCATGCAAATTGCTGATCCTGAGGATGGGTATGATGTTGAATTTGAGCGTATAGGGACAGGACTCAAGACCAAATACAAGGGTCTCAAGATCGTACATCGTTCGACTCCGTTGTCTGAGGATGAAGAACTGGCTGAGGAGTGGATGGAGTTCGTTGTTGAGAATCCTATCCCGGATACACTCAAGTTCTATTCAGTCGGGTATCTTCAGAAGGTGTTTGGTGGAGAGATTGAACGTGAGGACGACGACGAAGCTGAAGATGAGGGTGGTGCTCCTGATGAAGACGAAATCATGGAGATGACCAAGAAAGAACTCCAGGCTGAGATTGATGAACACGATCTGGATATTGATCTCGACAACTTTAAGAAACTGAAGGATAAACGTTTCGCTGTTGCCGAAGCATTACATGGTGAGGAAGGTGATCCTGAGGAAGATGACGATGATAAAAGTTCTGAAGTTCCAGATGAGGATGAGATCAACGCTATGAAGAAGAAGGAACTTGAAGAAGTAATCAAAGAACATGAGCTTGACGTAGATCTCGATGATTATGAGAAGCTCAAGGAAAAACGTGCTGCTGTTGTTGAGGCAATCAGCGATAGTGGTGGTGGTGAAGAAGAAGAGGGTGAAGAAGAAGAAGAAGAAGTTGACTCCGACGAAAGTGGAGATGATGATGGACCTCCCACAGAAGATGAGATGGACGAGATGGACGAGGGTGAACTTGAAGAAGTCATCAAGGACTACGGTCTGGATGTTGATGCATCACAGTTTGCTGATACCAAGAAGGGTCTGAAGTCTCTACGTTCTGCGGTCTGGGAAGAAATCTCTGACCAATATGATACCGAAGACAGTGGTGAAGAGGAGGAGGAAGATCCAGAAGGCGAAGATGAAGAAGAAGCTGAGGAAGACGAAGACGACGAAGACGACGATAACGGTGATGAGCAACCTGGACCGAGGAGTGTCAGGAAGGGTTTGAATAAGATCCGAAAAGGGAAACGTAAGTCTGACAAGAAGAAGTCTAAGAAGAAGAGGAAATAGCGTTCAGGAATGAGAAACAAGCGTATCAGGTTGAAAGGCAATGGTGTTGAAGAGGCACCGCCGAAACGGAAGCGAAAGAAGCGTCGGAAGAAAAAGGCGAAAGCGGAAGACGGTGGTGCCTACTTCGATGTCGAGCCGACTGTGGAGTTCATTTCTTCAGGTTGTCGGCTTCTGGACTGCGTTCTTGGGGGAGGTTATGCGGTCGGTCGTATTATCAATATCATCGGAGATAAATCGACGGGTAAAACGTTGTTGGCGATCGAGGCAGCGGCGAATTTTGCGAAAACGTACGAAGATGGTATCATCTGGTATAATGAAGTGGAAGCGACTTTTGATAAAGGGTATGCTGAAACGTTGGGTATGCCGGTTGAACGAGTTAAGTTCGTGGAAGAAGCGTTTACCGTGGAAGAATTTTTTAAGACGCTTCAGATCTCTGTCAAGGAAACATCTAAGAAAGGCGTTCCGGGCCTGTACATCCTGGATTCACTCGACGCTCTGTCTGATGAAGCGGAGCAGAGACGTGATATGGACGAGGGTTCGTATGGGATGGAGAAAGCCAAAAAGCTCGGAGAACTCTTCCGACGACTTGTTCGTAATCTTGGAAGAGCGAATGTCACCGTCATCATTATCTCCCAAGTGCGTGATAGGATCGGAAGGACATTTGGTAGGAAGACCCGTCGATCAGGAGGACGAGCATTAGATTTCTATGCATCTCAGGTCTTCTACCTTTCTCAGCTCAAGGAAGAGCGGAAGACTATTCATAAGATCAGGCGGACGGTTGCTATTCGGGTAAAGGTAAAGTGTGACAAGAACAAGGTTGGCCTTCCTTTTCGAGAGTGTGAGTTCCCTCTAGTGTTTGGGTATGGTGTTGATGACGTAATGGCCAGCCTGGAGTGGTTGAAAAGTATTGGGAAGCTGACAAACAAGTGGGGTAGGACAAAAACAATCAAACGGTTGGCTCAGAAGATCGAGAACCTGCCACCGAAGAAACGGGCTAGAACAATACGCCAGATATCGAAGTCGGTGACAAAGAACTGGAATGCTATCGAGACATCATTTATGCCTAAACGGAAGAAGTATGAATAAGGAGACATCTTAGCAACGTCCGTCCAGGAGACAACAATGGTGCTAATTGATTGCCCACATTGCAAAGGGACCGGAGATTTTATGGACGGTTCAAAGCTCTACCCGGCTTGCAAGGGCACCGGACTAATTGATGATAACCCGCCATCGTTGTTTGAGCGGGTGACTGGATCCGGGCGGGTGACCATGCCCCCGAAGACGGCAAAGGAGAAGTGATGCCCTTTTACATTATTCAAGACAGCGATTGGGATTGGGACAATGACGAAGGTGGGACGGCACCGCCAATCATCGTTGAAGCAGATACGCCCGAATTGGCGTTGACCCTTGGTGCCGTCATCAGTTTCGGAAGGGACAAGTGGGACGGTGCGTGTCTCATGGTGGCTGAGATTAAAGCTTCCGGATTTCAGGGGTTCGAGCGGGGAGCCGATGGCCAAATGGTTAGTGATAAATACACGTCGTTTTCGTCCGATCAGGAAGCAAAAGATGATGTATGAAACGAAACGGCATGGAGAAACGGGCCATTTTCTACCTGACAACTGTCTTGACCCTCATTGTGACGGTCGTTTGGTGACGGATGAAAATAGAGGGGGAGAGCCCGTTTGGCGCTGTGACGGTTTAACATTCGTAGATATGGGTGGACCACTAATCCCTTGCCAACGCGAATATCCGAGGTCCATCTAGATGGCAAAGAAGAAACGGACTCCACAACAAGTTGGTCGTCATTCTTCAAAGAAGGGAGGGGGTTACGAACGTCTAATGTCAAAGCGACTTTCTTTGTGGATCTCGAACGGTGAACGGGATGATTTGCTTTGGCGGTCCGCTATGTCTGGTGGTCGTGCTACTCTCAAGGCAAAGAAGGGAGGTGGATCTAAATCTCAGTCAGGGGATCTTTCGGCAATTGATCCTCTCGGATGCAAGTTTCTTGATCTCTTTGTTGTCAGCCTTCGTCATCGTAAAGACTTCAAGTTCCATCGGTTGGTCACTCAGAATAAAGGATTGTTTGTAGAGTCTTGGCAAGATGTTTGTAATGAAGCTCATCGTGAAGGCAAACATCCAATGCTGATCGTCCGGCAAAATCGGTGTCCTGACGTTATTGCCGTCGATAACGATGGGATAGATACTATTGAAGAAGGATTGAAAGGGGTCGGGATCGTTCATGAAGAACATGGTGATGTGCTACTTTCGGACTTCTTTGGTAGGTGGTATCTTGCACGGATTTCGTTGTCAGATTCAGATATGTTCATTTATGGTCTTGAAGGGTTTCTTTCAATGGTTCCAATGGCTGGTATGTGGCCACAGGAAAAGAAGAAGCAAAAACGAGAAAGGATGTGATCATTGTTATTTCTCTATACCACCGATCTACATCTCCGCGCCGTTCCAGAAGATGAGTATAAGTTCAAGCTCTTTCCATGGTTGAGGAAAGTCGGAAAGAAGTATAGGATTGATGCGTATTTTATTCTTGGGGACTTGACGGATCGGAAGGATAAACATCCGTCGGTGTTGGTTAACCGTATTGTGGATGAACTCCAGAGGCTTGCTAAAGTAGCTCCGGTGTACATTCTCCGGGGGAACCACGACTGTATAGATCCAAACGATCCGTTCTTTCGGTTTATCTCTGGTCTTAAAGATGTGTTTTTCATCACTTCACTGATTCAGACCAGTGAGGTTGGAACTATCCCATCGTGGTTCAAGCCACCAAGCAAGCACAATTATATTTTCGTTCCTCATGATCGAGAGGGTGATGTAGATTGGGAAGACTTGGATTTTGAAAACGCTGATTTTGTCTTGCTCCATCAGACGATAAATGGAGTGCTTGCTTCCAACGGTCGGAGGTTGGACGGTCTGTCAACAAAGCTCTTTCGTCGAGCGAAGGGTTTGGTCCTCTCAGGAGATATACATGTTCCCCAGAAAGTTGGAAAGGTGATCTATATAGGTTCTCCCTATCATATTCACTTTGGTGATCGGTTCGAGCCACGTGTGTTGTTGGTTACAGGGAAGGGCAGATTGAAGGTTCTGCGTTTTCCAGCGCCACGGAAGCACGTTCTGAAAATTCGTTCCCCAAAATCACTCCTTTCCTTGGATGGGGTTCATGAAGGGGATAGTATCCGAGTGACATTACGGATTCCAAGATCTTCGTTTGTAGATTGGCAAGTTCTTAAGAAACAGGTGGTCCGAAACTGTAAGAAGATTGGGGTGGATCTTCGTGGTGTAGAAGTAGAGGAACACAAACGAGTGCGTTTGGATGATGACGATCTAGAAGTTGAGATCAGGGAAGAAAAGCCAGTTGTCACTTTCAAACGGTTCTGTAAAAGTCAAAAGGTTCCTACGGATGAAAAGACCATCGGTTTAGAGTTGTTAGACCATGGAACTTGAGAGTCTTGAGATCGAGAATTTTCGTTCTTTCCGTGGTGTCCATGAGATGGAATTTGCCGATCGCCTTCCTGGACTATATTTCTTGACGGGTGATAATAGAACCGAGCCAACGTTGGGAGCTAACGGAACCGGAAAGACCACTTTATGGGAAGCGGTCTTCTGGTGTTTGTATGGAAAAACGAGCCGAAACCTGAAGGGAAAGGCCGTTAGGACGTGGGGCGCTGATGGACCATGTAGGACGGTCCTCCGGTTTAAGGTAGGACCGGTCCACTATGTTCTAGAAAGGAGCTGGCGACCTAACAGGCTTCTTCTAGCCATGGATGGAGCGGATTTTAAGGTAGTAGAACAGGAAACGATCGCCAAAATACTTAAATTAACGCCAGAGATGTTCCAGCATTCTATGATGATCGGTCAATTTTCTACTATGTTCTTTGAACTCCCTCCGGCAAGCAAGTCTGCGATATTCTCAGAGCTTATGGATTTGAACGTTTGGATCGAAAGCAGTAAAAAGTCGTCACGAGTTGTTACTGAACTTGAAGACGAACTTTACGAAATCGAGATAGAGAAGGCGAACGTGACAGGTCAGCGAGAACAATTGAAGAACCAGATTCATGAAGAGAAGATTGAAATCGCTGATTTCAAGGCTGAGAAGAAAAAGAGGTTGAAGAAGCTCCGGTCTTCAATCGAGACGGAGCAAGCCAAACAGATAGATGTAGAGAAGGATCTTGTCAAGGAAAAGACAAGAGAGAAAGCGGCAAGAAAAAAGCTCGGTGAATGCGAAAGGATCGATACAAAGATTGCAAAGGGTATTGATCGTAATCGTGATAAATTTGAAGGGGTGCAGACAGCCTTGGCGACGGTTGGGGAACGGAAGAGAAGTTTAGAAGAAGAGTTGGAAAGGTTCACGGGAGTAACAGATATCTGTCCCTATTGTCTACAGAAAGTTTCACCGACCCACCTCAAGAAAGAGCGAAAGCGTGTGACCACTGAGCTTAAAGAGATCTTGTTAGAAGCAGATGAATTATTGACAGAATTGGAGGAGTCCAGAAATCGTCTTGACACTGCTATTTTGAAGGAACAGGAAAACAACGAGAGGAAGCAAGATTTAAACGAAGACCTGAATGAGATTAATGACTACATTCAGAATTTGAAAAATATGGAAGATGGGTGTGGTGAAGAAATAGAGTCGTTGAGATATGAGATTGCCGAATTGAAGAAAGACACTCATCAGGAGATCTCTCTTTCGAAGAAGCGAGAACAACTTCGAGAACTGACAGTCAGGAAGAAGGAACTCCAGTCAAAATGTGATTCTATCGGTCAAAAGATCGTGGCAACCAAGTTCTGGGTGAAAGGATTCAAGGATATCCGGTTGATGCTCATGTCGGAGGCAATAAAGACGTTCGAGATAGAAGTCAACAATAATTTGATGCAATTAGGATTGGAAGACTGGATTGTGACATTTGATATTGAGCGGGAAACTCAGTCTGGCGGTGTATCTCGTGGGTTCCAGATGTTCGTCCATTCTCCTGAGAGTGAAGACCCTGTCCCATGGGAATCTGTGTCAGGTGGGGAAACGGCACGATTGCGATTGGCCGGTACGATGGGATTGTCTAACCTCATCCTTGGTCGTATGGGTATAGTATCAAATATCGAGATCTGGGATGAGCCGAGCCAGTTTTTATCAGAAGAAGGAATTGAGGATCTTCTGAATGTATTGTACCATCGGGCAAGATCCCTTGGAAAACAGATATGGTTGGTCGATCACCGTTCTTTGGATTATGGTAATTTTGAAGAAACACTTATTGTAAAGAAGACGAAAAAGAGAGGATCGTTTATACAGTGAAGTCCCCAGTAGAAGTCTTGCCAATAAAGAAAGGTGGATGTCCAAATTGTCATCACGGATTGAATTCTGAAGGTGTGTGTCCATGGTGTGGTTGGCCCGATCCTAAAGCAGCAAGAAAGCGGACGAAAGCCATATTAAAGGCATTAGATGCAGTTCCAGAAGGTCATCGTGTTCTTGAGGTTCAAAGGATAACTGTATCGGTGCCAAAGAAAGAGGAAGAGAAATGATCGTTATCGAGACGACATATTTGGTTGTTGTGTTAGTATCAATATTTGTAAGCTTCTCTGTAGTCGTTGTCATCATAATGCTTGTTGGTGACTATCATACTTTGAAACGAGCTGATGCACTTGCGATTGCGGCAGCAAGATTTATCATGGAGTTTGAGGAGCAATCTTCGAGATTGACGGTTCGTGATGGTACCTCAGCACTGTGAGAATTAAATATTGTGTACGAACTCACAAAAAGATACCTGACGATAAGAGGTATACGGAAGTGAGACGATTGTAAATAGGGAGTGAAATCTATGTTCTCAGTAATTTTTATCAACAACAAGACAGGAGTTCCATTGGAGCTTTTGTTTGACGATCTAAAACCTGCCGAAGCGGTTGCTCTTCTGTTCGAGAACCAGGTAAGAATAGCACCGTCGAATCCAATCAGAGTGAAAAGCAAATATGTTGAAACGGTGTTGATCCCAGGGATGTATTGTTCGGTATCAATTTCCGATCTGGATGAGACGGAGAAAATGATGGTTCTTATTGGATATCGAAACCATTGCATTCAGCAAGAGATCAATAAGAAAGCTCAAATGACAAGTTTGGCTTCTGCAGGTGGTATAATGGGGCAACCTCCAGTTCCTGGGGGTTCACGACGGCAGTAATGGATAAATGAGACCCCTCCAAGACCGACTGAGGGGTTTTGAGACGAGGGTATAGGGTTTTAGTAGGTGTAAGCTAGTCCTCCTGTGTGGGCTTGTGAGTAAAAGAGGAAGGAGATTGATAATGCTAAAGACGAAACAGAGGAGAAGTGATATTATGAATACACAAGAAGGGGCATTTTGCTGTACGATGGGATTGCATGGTATGGTGGCTATCTTATCCGTTCTCTATGGGAGTGCTTATGCTAAGGAAATTATCTCTGGACCGATAACCGCAGAAGTGGTAAAAGTCTATGATGGAGACACAATATATGTCTTGGCTAAACCATGGCCTGGAATTCTCATCAAGACAAAGGTCCGGCTGCGTGGGATTGATACACCGGAGATAAGGACAAAATGCAAATCGGAAAAAGACGCGGCCAAATTGGCTAAGAAAGCGTTGGATAAGTTGATTGGCGGGGAACGGATTGTTCATCTACATAATGTTCAGTTGGGAAAATATGCGGGAAGGGTGATCGCAGACGTGAACGTGTCCCTTGGTGATGCAGCGACAATCCTGATAAATGCGGGATATGGCCGGCCATATGACGGAGGAAAGAGGAAAAGTTGGTGTCCATGAGGTATTGAGTGATGAATTTCTCCCACAGTGACTTAGTCGAGATTGCAGTAAAGTGGTTGAAACGAGACGGTTGTCATATCGTGGTCTCGGAGCTTGTCACATCCGCGTTTCAGACACCGGATGCGCTTGGGTTTAATATGGGGAGTAGTGTCCTTGTCGAATGTAAGACAAGTCAGAGAGACTTCAAGAAGGATCGTAGGAAGCTCCATCAGCAAATGTCTGGTAGATCCATGGGGGAATATCGGTATTATCTTTGTCCGATGGGAGTGATCAGGATAGAGGATCTCTCGGAAGGTTGGGGATTGTTGTATGTCATGGATGATGGTTCTGTCAGGGACATGATGCCTCACAATTGGAAGAAGGGTGAGATGCATCCAGCGTATAATAGAGAGTATAATGTAGGGGCGGAACGATTGCTATTACTCAGTATTATAAGACGGATGAAAAAGGGAGAGAAGGTGCTGAGATGACACCAGAATATTACACTGTAGGATTCTGCTTTGACGATCTGGGAAGCAATCTTATCCTGATGCGTAAAGGACGACCTGATTGGCAAAAAAGGTCTTCTCAATGGCATTGGTGGAGAGATACAAGAACATGAATCTCCAGTCAATTGTATGGTCCGGGAGTTCAAAGAAGAAACAGGTGTCGAAACAGATCGTGATAATTGGTATAAACTGGGTGTCATGATTTCTACATTGCCAAAAACGGAAGTCTATTACTTCAAGATGTTCAATCAGGAAGCATTCAATTTTGCCAAGGCTCAAGATGAGGCGGAACCGTTGGAGCGATTTGATACAAATTCGTTTCTTGACAGTCTTCTTACACGGTTGGATATTCTTCCGGATCTTTATTGGATCCTTCCTATGATTGGTCTTGATCATTCTCTCCGTGGGTGTAATCCGTTCATTATACCATTTAGTATGTTTTCGATTGTCCAACAGTGTCGACAGCGTCAACAACTTTTGGGGATAGCTGAAGAAACGGATGGGTAAGGGACGTGAGATCTTTAAGTCTGGTATTTCTCACAAGGAGAAATACAAATTGCTGAAGGAGCTTGTGATGTATATCCTTGGTGGGAATTTATCTGCCCACAGGAGGGTTATGTTAAAACAGAGAGCTAGAGAAATATGGAGTAAATGCTATGACCGAAAAGACAAAGATGGAACGAGATGATATCAAAAGAGCCAATGTTCTCATTGACGTAATGGATGACTATCAACATTTGGCAACGGCAGTCAATAGTGGTGATAAGCCAAGGAAGGGTTATGCTCTGAAAGGGATTGTCATCTCCGTTGCTCATATTGCTCAAGATGGTTTTTTGGAGACTGAGGCCAGTGTCGTTCTGGATCTCCAGACGGGGGAATGGTTGGTTGATCACATTCCGGATCTGATTCGTGCTGAATTGAATAAATTAGGAGTGGAATGATGGAGAAAAGAGATTTAATGAAAATCATTGATGATGGCCTGGAAATTCTATATGAGCCAAATGATGATATCACTCAACCTAATGGAATGAGATGGGTTAAAAACGAGCTAAACGCAAGAGAGATAAACTTATTACTGTGGGATGTATTGGTCCCATTGAAACGGGAGTTGAGAGAATTGGGTGTATAGAGTGAGCAAGCCATCGTACTCAACACTGGAACTGTGTGATAAGGCAGCAACCATGGTGAAGGACGCTGGGTTCGTCTTGTTTGAGGCATCAAGAGGTTCAGAAGTGTGTTACTATCGCTGGCCTGACAGACCACAACTTCTTCGAATATCTTGCCATTCCAGGAAGAAGATGCCGATCGGTATAAGGAATGACGTTGTTGCAAAGATCACATTCTCAGGAAACTGTGGTGATACACCAGGAAGAATGCGCCTTGCCAATGGAAAGTTTGAGGGGATGGTTGCACAGGCGATTGGACGATATTTTCTAAAATCAAAAGAGAGAGGAGTTATTTATCATGGCGAAAGAAACATCTAAATTATTTGATGAACTGCAGAATGAGCCTGGTGGGGCCTGGAGTGCTACCTGGTTGATAAACGCACCGTGGGCACATCCTGTTTGGTCTCAATATATGGTTTTATTATATGATTTGACAACTGTTGTAGAAGGAGGACAACCACTCATTCTTTACAAACCAGATGTAACGCATGAACTGATGATGTATGCTGTGGACCCAAAGATAAGGATAGACGAAGAAAAGCCGTTGACGGAACAGAAGTTTACCCTTCTTCAACCAGCCAACTATGGTTATCAGTTCGTTGCCGAGAATAATGAAGCAGCACAACAGCGAGTGCAAAAGCTTGTTGATAGGATTGATGCATATACTCTCAGTCCGGATACGGACTATCGATCGGTATGGAACGAGTTGTTTAACGACGGATATGCGTTGGGCCCATCTTAATTGTCATGGGAATTATCTGAAGACCAAGAAGTAGGAGGAAAAGGAAGATGCCTAAGAGATATAAGCTTCTGAAGGATAGGTTTGACTACGTTGCAGGTACAATCGTTTTTGATCAAATCGGTCATGATTATGGTCTTGCGTCGGACGATACTGAGATAACGGGGAAGGAGCACATTACTGTCACGTTGAACGCTGATGAGGACTATCCTGGGTTTACAGTGCCTGTCTCTGACTTGGAACTGTTGCAGGGCGAACAGGATGGAGCACCTCATATGAAAGTCAGTGAGGCATTGGGTGTAAACGGCCAGGCGATCTGTGATTGTGGTAAGACAGAATTCCATGTCCTGTTTCGTGTCACTCCTGAAGGTAACAATCATATCGTCGCCCTGCGATGTGTCGATTGCAAGCATGAATTGGCTGTGCCATATCAACATGATGGACCAACATTGGGTTTGCAAAACTATCGGGTGATGGAAGAAGGGAAAGGATGAGTGAAGAAAAATGATTGATAAAACTTGTCTCTCATACTGGTTCCCAAAAATAGAAGCAGCC